TAACTTTTTCGACGTCAAAGAAGTTTGTGGTACATTCGATATAGAGAATGGTGCTTTATGTAACATTGGTTATTATGGTACTATAGGTTCACAGACAGGTGCAGCCGCAGTTTCAGATGGAACTTTTGGTACTCATGCTTCTTTAGGAACAGTTATTGGTACATGTAGAGTTCGCGCTATGAAAAGAGCATCTGGAAATCCAGGCGCTGCTACTACTCAATACAGACTTTTTGTATACGATGTAAGAATAAAAGATGGTAAACTATCTGACGCGAGAACAATTCAATTTCCAAACTCTACCGACAGTGGATTCGCTGATATTTTATTAGAAGACCTTAATGGAAATGGAACAAAAGATTCTGCTGTACTTAGTGGTACAATGTATAACAAGATGGTGTATCATACACCTTGGAACTTTACTAAAACACTTGCAGCTGCTGGTGGTGGTTCATATGATACTCAATATTATTATACTGAAGAATTCAATGTAAGTGTTGCCGCTAATGGTACATTTAGTATTAGTACTTCCTCGCTTGGGTCTGAAGTTATATTCCCATATTCTGTCTCTGGACTTACACAAACCATATTAGATAATAGATTTTACATGGTTTGTAAAACGCCAGGCATCACAGATTTTGGTGATGGAACTACCATATCTGGTTCCGAGGGTAGAGTTATCCGACTCACACCTAGTCAAGTAACTGCAGCTGCTAATGGACAAAGTATGTCGTTTGACATGGGAGCTCCTAGTGCTGGATACGATGCTTACATACAAATGGAAGTAAAAGTAGTAGACGCTGTACCAGTACCAAAATCTTATAATACTGGTAGATATGTGACCATCGACACCAATGATAACGCTGGAGGCAGTGACGGGCCTTGGAATCTTGGTATCACGGATGTTAAATCAATTGAAGCAATATACATTCAACCATCATCAACAAATGTATACTTGGATGATGCAGATGGCAAAACAAATTACAAAGACGATTTTATTTTAGATAATGGACAAAGAGATAATTTTTATGGTCACGCGAAACTCATTAAGAAACTTGGAAGTCCAGTAAGCACCACTGCAGCTTATATAACTGTTAAGTTAAGTCACTTTACCGCTAACTATGGTGGTTCCAACGGAACATATTTTGCAAAAGATTCCTATCCAGTAGACGATACTGGTGCCACTGGTATTTACACTTTTGAAATTCCAAATTATATATCAAACCAATCGGGACAGTTTATTTTAAGAGATTCCATTGATTTTAGACCTATGGTTAAAAATACAGCTGTTTCTGCTACAACATTGGCGACAGCAACTAACAATCCATATAGAACAGAGGAATTTGATTTACCTTCTAATGGTATTCAATTCCCAACTCCAAATACTAGTTTTACTACAGATGTAGAATATTACTTACCTAGAGTTGACAACATTATTATTGATAGGTCTGGGTCATTCCGAGTTATAGAAGGTATTTCAAAAATACCAGCTAAACCCCCAATTGAAGATGCAGACTCTATGCAAGTAGCAGAAGTTTTTGTTGCGCCTTTCCCATCGGTTGCGCCAAGTGTTGCAACTAAATTTGATGCCCCAGAATCACAGGTCAGACATCAATTGAAGGGACAGAACAGACGATATACAATGGAAGATATTGGTCAAATTGAACAAAGAATTAATCGACTAGAATATTATCTTGCTTTATCTCTTTTAGAAATGCAAGCAAAAGACCAACAAATACTAGATGCAAACGGAAATGACAGATTTAAAAACGGTATCTATGTAAATTCTTTTGATAGTGACTCACTAAGTGATTTGGATGACCCAAATTATTCTGCTTCCTATAATTCATCTAAGAAAAGATTAGGCCCAGCTTTTAATGATTATCAAGCAGATTTAATATTAAACGAAACACATGGTACTTCTGGTTGGACAAGACAGGGTTCTGTCATAACCAGACCATTTATCTTAGAGTCTGGTACTGAAAACCGATACGCTACTAAAGTAAGAAATTGCGTAGGTGAGTTACAATTTAATTACGAAGGAGAAATGGAAATTTTCCCTCGTTCAGATAACCAACCAAGTTCAACACAAGATGACCCAAATCCACAGTTTATTGGTATATCAAATGCACAAGCGACTCAGAATGCTGCCTCTGCGATTAATGCCTCAAGAAATGTAGTTGGATTTGAGACTTCATTTGAAAGAGGTCTTTATGACGCAGCTACTGACACAGTAGACCCAACTGGGTACTTTGACCATAACACAAGAGAAGTTACAATTGAAACTGGTTCTGAAGCTGGAGCGTTTACTGGAGATGTTACGGGCACGGTTGGAACAAACACCCAATTTAATGAGGTTTTTGGCACATTGTTTGAACAAACTGGTGCTGGTGCTGTTAGTGGACAGATAACTGGAAATGTTTCGGGTTCTGTCTCATTGACTCCAACTATGAAAGTTCAACATATTGTTGAAACATCTGTTCCAATTATACAAACTGCTTCATCTCAACTTCAACATACTCAAAAATTTAAAATAGACGATGTAGTTAGGGATGTTTCACTGTTACCTAATATGCGACAAAATAGAATCGCTGTTAGGGTTCGTAGAATGAAACCAAATACTAGATTGTATTTTTACTTTGATGACCAACCACAGAGTAATAGATGTTGTCCTTGTGATGTCGAAAGATTTGATGCACATATTCCAGTATGGCAGGCTTCTGGTGCAAGAACAGGTCACTCATTCCTTCAGACTAGACTAATAAACACTCCATTGGGTGTGGCAGAAGACCCAGACTTAAATTACCTTTACACTGGTTCAGCTCCTGCTGATATGGGAGACCCAGTTGTTACTGACCAAAATGGTGACGCTGCTTTTGTTTATTTCTTGCCTGCTGGTAATGGTGCTGCTGAAGGTTCTGGATTTGATAACATTACTTTCCCTGTGGGTACTCGTAGAATGAGAGTTACAGATGACCTAACAGATAGGTATAATTTTGTAACCACACAAGCTGAAACAGATTACTCTGCTTTCGCATTACATCAATATAGAAAAAGTGTAGATTTAACCGTTGAACATCATGTCATGAGTACATCTACTACAAAAGATTTTTCGGGTGCCACAAAAAATGTTACGGGCGAACATATTCTTGATGTTGGTATTCAGCCTGGCGAAATGGAAATATCCATTAATGACTTGAAAGCTGACCTAGATGTTACACAACCAAGTTTCATAGTTCATCCACCGAGATTTGTCGGTGACCCAATTGGACAAACTTTTGGAATAGGAGATGCTCCAAATGGAGCCTTTGTTAAAAAAGTAAGAGTTTTCTTCAGAGACAGGCCAGGCCAAAGTGCTAATGTTGCAAATCCGGCTACTGATACTGGACAAGGTATCACTATGCAAATAAGAAAAGTTGTCAATGGATATCCAGGCCAAATGATAATGGCTTCAACTTTCAAGCAAGCTAGTGAAGTAAAAACTACAGAATCTTTATCAATTACTGGTGGCGTAGATTTAGGAACAAATTATAATTTTGCTGCCTCGCAAGCTACAGATTTTGAATTTGATGAACCAGTATATGTTGCACCAAACGAAGAGTATGCATTTGTTCTTCTACCAGAAAGAAATGACCCTAATTATAATATATGGATTTCTAAGTTGGGTGAAAATAAACTTGGAACTACACAAAGAGTTACTGCTGAAGAAACAAATATTGCTGGAATGTTATTTACATCTTCAAACAGTAGGGCTTGGAGTGCTCATCAAACAGAAGATATAAAATTTAGTATATTCTATTGTCAGTTTACTCTCGGAGAAGGAACTGTAGAGTTTGTTAACGAAGACGCGGAATATATTACTGGTTCAGATTATACTGCTGGTAGACCACAAGAGGGACAAAATGTTCATGGGTTTGATGTAACTATTTCTGGTGGCGGTTCTGGATACAGTGTCAATGATGTTATTCAACTGAACCAAATCAATACTACCTCTAATAATAACACTATTGCTGGTAGTGGAGTAAAATTAAAAGTTACTAGTGTAAGTTCTGGTGCTGTAACTGGTGTAGAGGTTCTTGATACTGGAACAGGTTTCCAACCAATTAGAGGTTTGACCCCAGCATTGGTACATCCCGGCAGCGTAGGACAATTAGCTGTTGTTCCTACTGGTGGTTCTGGTGCTAACTTTACATTAAAAATAAAACATGGTATAGTAGAACAAGTTGACCCTCGCACAGAAAAAATTGAAATAACTTACGATAAGGTTGTTGCTGACCAAGCCATAACCGATAGTTCATTGTACTTTAAAGTCGGTGAAGTTATAGGAACTGGTGCTACTGAATTGGAGGGTGGTTTAAGAAAAACAGAATTTAAAGTTGCTAGTATTTCTAACAAAGTATTCAACAACTTTAGAACAAACACTACCATAAAAGATTTCCCACGGGCTAAACTGACTTACAGTGCTGCTGTAACAAATTCTACTGGTGCAACTGCGCCTGGCGGAACTTATGTAGATGTCCAACCAGTAGATAGAAGATTTACTACAGAAGAGGCTGCTATATATTCTGCTTCCAATGAGTTCGCACTTACTGGTAGTGGTAGATATGGTAAGAAAACTTTTAGACAAAGATATACCATGTCAACGGATACCGAAGACTTATCACCTATAATACCTCTTTATAGAAACGCGGTTATTACTAGGGCATTTGAAATTAATAATGATTCTACAGGTGAGGAAGCAAACGGTGGTGCTGCTAAATCTAAATTTATTTCCAGAAAGGTTAGACTTGATGATGGACAGGAAGCAGAAGATGTCAGACTTTCTGTTGCTTTGAAACAACCCGCTGGTTCTGAGTTCAAGGTATACTTTAAAGGTCAATCCCCAGAGGATGACGGTGATTTTTATGAAGATTTGCCTTGGACAGAAATGGAATTAGTAACTGGACAAAATCAAGGTAATTCTGCATCGCGGAATCAGTTTATTGACTTTGACTTCCAGTTACCAAGTACTGTTCTTGACGGAAATGGTGTATTTAACTATACTACTAAGCGTGTAAACGCACTTACAATAGGAACTGCTGGTTCTGGTTATGCCAATACTAGTTCAGTGGACTTTATTGTAACTGGTGGTGGTACACCTACAAGACCTGCCGCTATTAAGGCAACTGCCTTAGCTGGTGGTGGTTTGGGAACTATTGAAATTGTAGACCCAGGCCGAGGATATAGTAGTGCTCCTACAATAACTGTGGCAAAAAACCACGCGGTAAGTACATTTATTGCAGGCGGAACATTTGTAGGTAACGGTTCAAACTTATATGAAGCTACTGTGGGTGGTACAACTGGTGCTGCTTCAGCTTCATCCGCACCAGTACATACAAGTGGTACTGCTACAGACGGTGATGTTACTTGGACTTATAGAGGAGTAAGACCTGTAGTAACTTGCACAGTTGCGGATACTACATTTGAGAGGTTTAAAACCTTCTCCACTAAATTAGTTATGCTTACATCCAATACTTCTTCTATACCAGAAGCTAAACAATTGAGGATTATCGCCTTACAGGCGTAATAAATAGAGTATGGAAAACAAGGTTTCAAGTTTAGAGTATAGAAGAGATGATGAATCTGGTGCATTATTAAATGTTGACCATAATTCATTGGCTGCATACAAAAGGAGGAAACATCTTGCTAACCAAAAAACAGTTCAGATTAATGAAATGTCAAATGATATAAATAGTCTAAAGCAAGATTTCCAAGAAATCAAAAGCATTTTAATGCAACTTGTTAATAACATTGATAAATAAAAGATAGGGAAGAGACATGTCAACTATAACACTAAGAGCATCTAAGGGTTCACCCCTCACTAATACTGAGGTGGATACTAACTTTAGTAACCTCAACAACGACAAGTATGAGTCGGGTAATAATGTGTCAGTTGGTACTCTTACTGCTAGTGGCAATGTTACTTTCGGCATCGCTGCCACTGTATCTGCTGCTGGAAGTACACAGGGTACTGCTACTGCATTAACCAAAACATACAACATTGTATCTACTGCATCTGCGAACCAAGGTATTATTTTACCTTCTGCAGCTGCTGGTCTGGTAATCAACATATATAACATTAGTGGCAATACTATTAAAGTATATCCCGCTTCTACAGAAACCATCGATGGTGGTTCTGCAAACGCACCAGTTGAAGTAGTAACTGCAAACGGTGCTGAGTTAGTTGGTGTTAGTACTGGTGGTTGGAGACAAGTTGGTTCTGGCGGTAGTAATTTAGCTTCAATAACAGTAAACGATTCCGCAGAACTATTGGGAGACTTGAAGTATGGAATTAATGCTTCACTTTCAACTTCTGGTTCTGGACAAGGTGATGCAACTGCAATAACTGAAACAATCAATGTGGTTGGTACAGTTGGTGGTAGTTCAGAGGGTGTGGTTTTACCAACCGCAGCTGCTGGATTACATGTAGTTGTTGCTAATATCACTACGACTGATTGCAAATTGTATCCCGCTACATCGGATACTATTGAAAGTGGTTCCGCAAACGCAGCTGTAACACTGCCCGCGAAAACTACATTTACTTTAACATGTCAAGACGCGACCAATTGGGTGAAACATAGAGGACTTGCAGTCTACAATTCATCTGGTTCGTTGCTAAACTAAGGAGAAATTGAATGGCAGGGCCAGTTACACTTAAAGCAGGGTCATATCCGGCGCCCGTTGGGGGATTACAAGGTCTCAGAGAATTATCAGCCACTGAGATTAAAGACCAAGTAGCCGGCGTGCTTACTTTGAAATTTGCCGCTGACACGGATGGTTCTGGGACAGGAGAACTAAATGTTGTTACTGGTGGTTCTGCTGGTAGTGATGAAATCGGAACATTTACAAACAGAGAGAGAACTGAATCTGTAGGTGACCACCCTGCTGGTGGTGGAACTACGGATACTATCTACCGATTTAATCAACCAGTTGCTGCTGTAAGTGAGTCTGGACAAATTAATCCTATGCGATGGACAGGAACAGCTTTAGAACAATCAACAGATACAGAATTAGACACTGAAGTATTAGATTTAGTTTTAACTGCAATGGCTGCTGAAGACGCAAATACAGTCGGACAATATAAAATTGGAACATCTTCACCTTCTGGTGGAACATGGACTTCAAGATATACTATTACAGAGACACAAGTTGACGGAACAGATGTAAACTACTACCTCTATCAAAAAACTGCACCAACTACAGATGCTGGAACAGACCAAAATTTACTTTTAAAACTTGGTGACGAAGGTCAACCAAACGAAATGTCAACTGCAAACTTACAAACATTAGTGCCTGCAATGAGAAACAGAATTGTTTCTAGTGGAGTAGGAACTTATCTACTTCAAACAGGTTCACCATCTGCTACTGGAACATGGGTACAGATGGGGTCAACGATGACTGACCAATTAAAAGACATCTCATCACAGAACTATGCTGGAGACTACACAGGGTCATACACTGGGTACTATGACCGATTCTTTGCTGGATTCTTAAATGGTGCATACGCTGGTTCATATTCTGGTACATATACTGGATATTATGCTGGTAACACTGTACAATCAACAAGTTCCACGCAAGAAACAAAACAGCTGTTTATTAGAACCGCTTAAGACTTGACATATATAGTGGGGTAGGTGTATAATAAACCTACCCATTTAATCATGAGGAAATATTATGACCGAAGAAAAGGCGAAATATCGCAACCCCCGATGGATAGATAAAGAAAACCGATCGCTATTCTGCGAGATTTTGGTTGGGCAAAATTATCGTCCAGCACAAATTAATGTTGGTAATATCAAAGAAGGTCTTGTTAACGAAGACTTTAATGCCGTCATGGAAATCTTCACCGAAGAAGACATCGATGCAAACACAGAAGCACATAAGAATGTTGTCATTGAACAGGAAGAGAAAGACGCAGAACAACGCGAGGTTCATAGAAATAGAGTAATGCAAGAAGCATTGTTCAATATGAAACTAGAAGCTTTTGAAATTCCTGCCATCAAAAACTCAGATGATAAACGAATCAAAAAACTAATTCGTAAAGCAAAAACTCAATTAGAAGTACAGGCATGGGTAACTACATTACTTCAAATGGAAGCATTGTATCAAGTTCCCAACATGTTTAAGCCAGATGGTACACATCCAGAGTTTGCTCCAGATATACCAGAACCCCCAACGGAACCGTAATGAACGGATATCTTTATGTCGCATCTCGTGATGAAAGATATCTAAAAGCTGCTGTCCAATCTGCTGAATCATTATTAGATTTTCATCCCAATGCAAAGATAACACTCTTCACAGAAGAAAGGTGGGATGGAACATACGACAGAAAACTTTTTGATAATATCATTTATTGTGATGACCATGTGAGAGCAAAACTATGGGCGTTATCCAGAACTCCATATGATAAAACAATGTATATAGATTGTGACACCTATATTCAACACGAAGATATAAAAAAGGTCTTTACTTTACTAGGAAAAGATGATATAATATTCACGCGGAATAGACCCTACAATGCAAAAATAACTAAACTAAGCGATACTGAAGAGATGATATATCATTGTGGTATCTTTGCATATAAGAAGAAACCTATTGTGATGGATTTAATGATGGATTGGTTTCAACAATACTGTGACCAGATTAGACCAGAATATGACCCCTCGCCATATCCAAGGGAAGTATGTAAGTGGGATACATTTAGTATGTGGTATCTCTTAGAGAAAAAATACAAGGATAAAATTAAAGTTGGAGACTTCCCATGGCCAGATGCTAGATGGAACTTCTGCATGGGACAACGACCAGAAGAGTTGGCGGGGATGCCGATTATTATAACACATTATACTTTGAATAGAGTATACAAAGAACAGGAATCATTTCAGTTAAGATGAAAACTATAGAATTGAAAAATCCAGATGTTTTAGACATCCTTGACAGGTGGATGGATTTTTATAATAACAATGTAAAAGAACCTTTACCAATGGATGAAAGAAGGTTTGGTAACAGGGATATGGATTACTATTGTTCAGAAGAGTATCTTAGAGAAGTTCAAGCAAAAGGTGAAGACCACAAAGGCCCACCAGAGTATGCGAAGGTATGTGATTTCCACTTGACACACGGAGTTGATAAAGAACTTAGAAGAGAGTCCTTGAAGACTTGTGCTGAATTATCCGCGTGGTTGTGTGCTAAATTTAATGCGGTACATGTTTACTATCCAGCTGGTGGTTTCATGTCGTGGCATAATAACTGGGATTGTCCCGGCTACAATATTTTATTATCACATAGTGATGGTTGTGGATTCTTTAAACACTTAGATGAAGATGGAAATGTTGTGACTATCCATGACCCAATTGGTTGGAACTGTAAGATAGGATATTATGGTGGTAAAGATGAACAACCATATTGGCATACCGCTGGGAGTCGAGGCCCAAGACAAACATTTGGTTTCGTTGTTCCAGATAAAGATTTGTGGCAAGATATGGTTGAAGATATCTCTACTATAGATGTAGTCTAAAAGAATCCTTCCCTTTGTCCTATGACCATGAATCGGTCAAACTCTTTCTTACCATCCCAAGAATAATATATTTGTTGTTTGGTTCCCTCATATCCACACTCTTCTATTCCTATTTGTTCTTTTAGTGCCTCTATTGAGTTCACACAATTGATACCATACATCTCTTCAACTACATTTGAGTTTTGCATCGCGTAGACGGCATTAGGATTCTTACCCACTAGTTCTGTTAGAGGATACATTTGTTCGGTGTGAATACAGATTACTACATCAACATCAATCTTGTTTAGATTCTCAAACTCAAATGGTATGTCCAGATTCCAATGACGAATGTTTACAAATTTTTCTTGGGCGTAATACTTGTGAAATGATTTAGAAAGATTGATACTCTCTTCATCCATGTCCACCAAATGAATCTGAGAGACATCTAGGTTCTCACATAAAAGTGGAACCATAGGAAGACCTAACCAAGAATTAAGAATTAATATTCTAAGGTTACCTTGTTTGGTATAATATTCTTCCAAGTATTCTTTTAGTTCTTCAACCAACCAGATTGAAGCATCCATATTATTTTCCTGTAGAGATTGCCTAAAATCTACAAGTTTGTGAGGCATTTTGTTTTCTATAACATGTAGCGCCTCACCCCAGTATTTAAAGTTATTTAAAAAATTAAAATTTAACATCTTCACCTTTTCCCATTGAGTCAAAAATACAAACATAAGGTAGTTCGCGGTATGTATGTTTATCTATATCGTGTGGGAAGATATAGCCTTGGTTAAAACTATATACCCAACCTATAGGAAACAATTTGATTTTGGTTATTCTTCTGTTATAAAAGAAGTTATCAAGACCACGATAGTACCATAGTATTTGTTTCTGATATTTATTAAAATATTCTGTAATCTCTTCTGTGTTTAAGTTATCATTCCACCTCAGAACCGAAGAGTTTAGATCTGTATATTTATGTGGAATGTGTCTAGTGTTTTTAAATTGAGTTTCTAAATCGTGCCAGTATGTCTTTACAAAACAAAGACAGTCTTCTGGGTCATAGTCTGCGATGGAACTTATATCTTTCTGAATGATAGTATCAATATCAAAGAACATCTTTTCACCCTTCTGTGTAACAATAGTTTCATCGAAGAGATACATTTTATTCCACCACTTTACTAACTTGTTTCCGCCCGGCAATGCGAGTGGCGTAATGTTCTCATCTAGTCCCTTTGGATTTTCTGTTAAGCAATAGAAACTAAAATCTTGTGGGAGATATTGTAGACAAGCCTCATAGATATTATTTACATGTTGGTGGTTGTATTTGTCACCCCACTTTACTGTGTAGATATTCAAAATGGTTCCCTCACATAAACTACATTACCAGACGCGGTAATTCTTTCTTCATCTGAAGTGTAAAAAGGATAAACCATATGTGGTAGTTTCGCATCAAACAAAATCATCTTTCCTTCAAATCCTTTATCAACTGGTATCGCTACTTCTTCTGGGACACCCATTGGAGAGTTCATCACAAAACAAAGTCTTGATGTTTTAGGGTCTTTCTTTTCTGGAAAGAATTTGTCTTCCTCCTCTAAATCATATGGTACATTTATAAAGATAACAAATGAAAACAATCCGCCATGATTATGCATGGGATTGAATTCATGTTTCTTCTGATAGTTTATCCACACACTTTCTAATCCTATTGGAAGTAGAGGGTGACTAGTATCTTTTTGCACTTTCATATAGTGTTCTATTTCTGGTCTGTAGAAGTTATTCATGATATCTACTTTTACAGATGAAGGCATATCTTCTATTCTTATTTGCCTTTCCAGATGCCCTGCTAAATTATAATTGTTTGAAGTATTACCAACAAAGTTTCTATAATACTCCAAGGTTTCGGGACTCACCTCACCTGTCCATATGCAGTTATGTTTTGATATTAGTTCTTCTGCTATGAACCAGTTGGGACTCATCATTGCCATGTATCCTACCAATGTCTTAATACTCCCGATATAATAAAGAAACAGGTGAAGAAGTTTACCAAGACAACTACGGTTCTCATTATTGCAACCATATCAGCCTCGTGTGAATCATCCGATGCCTTTTCCCCTAAAGACATGCACCATAGTTTCCAAAGTTTTTTCATTCCTACCTCCAATGTTCTAATAGTTTGGGGTCTGCAAGTTCGTCTTGTTTAGTATGTCCTCTACTTTCATCCTCAAACGGTAATAAATCTACATTAAATACACACAAAATACAATTGGGTCTGTATATACCCACATTCAAATCATCTTCATCCCATGACCTACCTCTATTATATGAATATGCCATATGTGATGGAAAGTAATCCCATAGTTTAGCACCATACTCACCCCATCTCCATGAGTGATAGTTATCTGTTCCGTCTGTATATGTGAACCATATCTTTTCTTGATTCTCTAATACATCTTCCCATATAGGTTCACATTGGTCATCACTCCATACTTGACAACTTCCATTCGTGTACGCGCCATGTGCTAGTTTAAATTGTCTAGTCTGCATGGGTTTCGGGTCTTGCCACCAAGACCGCATTTTAGTTGGTTGTTCTGTGTTGTAAGTTAGAAGTGGTGTAATATCATTCTGGATAATTACATCCAAATCAAAGAAGATGAAGCGTCCTGTCGGCTTATCTGGGCCGAAATTGTGAGTATTAAAAACGAAAGTTTTAGGCCTGTCCCAACAGCGAGCCATGCCGTACTTAAACTCGTCAGCGCCGAACCAGTATTTAGGATGGATGGTAGGGATATCGGGAAATGGTATAACCTTAATATCTGGTAATAGTCCCTTATCATTGTCGGTATAACAGTAGAAATGAAAATCCATTGTCGAAGGTGTATTGCGCTTAGACATGTTATAAAGACGGTTAACAAAGTGCGGGCCATATTTTTCTCCCCATTTACTACAAACTACATTAACTCGCATGGCAATCTCCACAATTTCTGGTACAAACGCTGAGGGGTTTCCTCTTCAAGTGTTGACTTATATTCTCAAAGTCATGGTTATAAATTATCTCACCGATATTAAATTTCGTCCCATCATTATACTTGAAATTGTATGTATAGTCAATAGGATGATAAGGAAATAATTTGTGTTCCATTACATCTCTAGCAATGTACGCACACGGAAAAAGGTTGCCTTGCGAATTCACATAAAAATATTCACTTTTCCTCGCGTCACACCATACTGGTTCCTTCTCTTTCATCTTAGGTTTCTTGGTTCGTACTTCCTCATCCTTCTTAAACCGTTTCAATGTTTCCAGACTTACTGGAATATCAC